GTTTTCACGGCTAAATTCGATTCTGTCTACCAGTTTAACTGCGCCACCATCGTGTCCTATGGCAACAAACCCTTCTGGTGCGGTAACTCTATAGCCTGTGTCGGTTTTTAAGAAAGTGCCAATGCTTTCTATAGTCTGTAGTTTGCGTAAAATCAGCATTTTTGCCTCAATAATACGTTTATAGACTGCTAATATACCCAGCAGTGTGTTGGTGTTATCTTCCACAAACTGCTCGTTTTGCTGGATCTTTTCAATACGTGCTTGGGCTGCTCGGCTTTCAGGTCCGCCTTTTAGTTTTTCGATTTGGTCTTGCATCTTGCCACGATAAAATTCCAAGAAGTCATTTAAAAACTGAATAGGCTCTCCAACCTGTTCTCCACCTTTGACCATGTTGTTGATAAAAGGCTTGATATACTGACTAAACTCTGGATTACCTAAGATGACGTCGAACTTGTTTTTCTGTAATTTTTGTAGTGTAGTAGCACCAGCACGTAACACTGACGCAATCTGTCTATTTTCTTGTGGTGTTAAACTGGCAACACCAGTCAAATCTTTGTATGTAGCGTCATCAAACCACACATCACGACTGCGGTTAAGCCCGGATACCTCAGCGCCAAAACTGGCAGTCATTTCTGGTAGACTGCTGCCATCATAAGCAGTGTGGAAAATAATTCCTATTTTGGCACTAGCGATGCGCTGACCTAATTCACTGTTAACAGGTACTGCGTAACTGATAGTATTGGGTGTAAACACATAGACATCTTCACCGTCAATTTGTGTTTGTTCAATGTCACCAGGTGTAAACATTAAGTCGCCCTGTAGCACACCGCCAATGCCTAATTTGCTCAGATACTTTAAGGCAAGGCTGAGTTTTTCTGACAGTTCGGGTCTATCACCATAAAACTTTTTAATGTCTCCTGGTGTTTTGCAGACCTTGGGCTCTGTTTTTGTAAACACAGACTTAGTGCCCACAAAAAAACGACCATCTACAGGATCTGTGCCGCAGATAATTGCCGGAGCACCGTCCCATTTAACTGTAATACGAGCACTAGCAGGGCCAGCACCTTCTGCTAACATTTGACGCAGGCTTTCAAGATAGTTTAAAGCACGTTGTGCGCCCAAGTATCCTTCGTTGAATACCAAATCCTCAATATGTTCAAGGTGTAGATTTTTACCTTCTGCAGCTTCGCACAGTTGCCAACGAGGGGCCGTGTTACGGATTTCAAATAACTTCATGATTTTCTTTTAGTTTGTTTAGTTGTTCCGTAAGGAACTTTACTGGTATTCTTTAATGCAACTTGTTTTGCGATGTAATCAATTACTCTGTCATCTGTCACTGATTGCGATGTTTGAAGATCGTTTGGCCAATTTGACCCAAAATATTCTTTCCAGTTTTTTCCATCATACCAGAACTTTCTATCACCACCTGCTGTTGGTGCAATCACAGTGGTAACAAATCCTTGTTCTCTAGGGATAACCGATTGTCTAGTTTGTTGTGCCGGTTGTTTTGTCTGTACTGCGGCTGATGGCTGTTGCTGCGTTTTGTTTATTTCTTTTTTCTCACCACTATACGCAGCGATAATTTGCTCGGCCGTATCCGGATAATAAGGACTAATTGCTTTTGCTAATGCTACTTCTCTGCCAATAGGATCTTTTTCCCAATCATCGTTACGATTCAAAAGTTCTTTGTATTGCTTTAAAATATCTTTACTGTTCTTTTGTACTCGTTGCAACGGTAGTTTTGTTAATCTTACTAACATTGTTTCAAGTTGCTCGAGTTCCCGTTTTTGCTCAGGACGCAGTGTAGCTCGACGCCACAGTTCTTGACCTACACCCTGTTCTACAATAACGTCTTTAATTTTCATTTTTGATACGTTTTACGCCACGGCTGAATTTGGAAGAATCTTGTGCTCTGATACTGTTAAGCAATCTACGTTCTAACTCTTCAGACTGAGTGGCGTCATAGTTTTCACGAATGAAATTTATGAGGTTGATAGCACCCTGAATTACGTGATTTGCACGTGATTCTATTAGATTTTCACGGTCTTTAGGCGATCTAAAGGTGTCTAATTCTTCTAATATGCTACGAGTCTTGCGTTGCACTAATTCACTCCGGATTAGTTATATTTAGTATCATAATCCACAATTATCATCACAAACAATAAGTCTTCCCTGCTCATATGACTGAATTTTCCAACTATTTTGAATTTTATTAAACCAACTAACGCATTCCTCTAATGTATTTTCTAAAGCATTATTATTTTTTGGTAGCAAATCTTTTATCTGTTGATTAACGGCTTCATGATATTCTCCGTGCCCATATGTCCTAGGACTAAATCCTGTAAAACAGCAAGGATAAACTTCACCAGTTGATGTTATATAAATTTCTGAATCTTTTTTTGTTTGACATTTTATATTAAATTTTGGTTCTCTGTTTTCTATAATATCTTCAACAAGAACCATGTCTGTTTTTTTCTTATGAAACAAAATTGGAAAACTAGTCTCTCCTTTATAATTTCCAATTACATGCGATAAATTTCCTTTTTTATCAAAAACGGGTCCCGTATTCCTTCCATGATCGACGAGTTTGAATTGTCTAAATCCAAGGTCCATTGCTAGTTTTTTTGCTTCTTCGACTTGATGTTTATTGTGGTCAAATAAAATAAATTTCCAGTTGGCTACACCATTGTTTTTAATAACATGTTGTGCATTTTTTATAATAGTTTTCCAATCTGTATTTTGCCGGTACAATGTGTGAGTGTCTTTTAGCCCATCTAAACAAAAATCTATCTCTGCATTTTCAGCAAGCCGGTGCCAAAAATTCTTAGATCTGCCACTTCCGTTAGTGCTTATAGTAATTTGAAGTTTAGAATTAGCAGATTTAAAATATTTGACAATTTCTGGTCCTTCTGGATTCATAACGATATCTCCAAAATTCCCGTTAATTCGTATTTTAGATAATTGTTTTAAAAAGTCAACTTGAAATATTTTTTTTACGTCATCTAACGTTAGATTCCTTTCAATATATCCATCGTTATAATTATAGCCACGAAAATTTCTAGGACATAAAGGACACCTAGCATTGCATAGTGAAGAAATTTCTAAATGGACTTGTTTTATGTCTTCATATCTTAACATTATTCTACTTTTTAAGCCCTGCTAACATCTGCTTGAGTTTTGTACTCTGTGCTTCACCTGCTACCTGAGGTTGTTGTTCCCACACAGGTGTTCCTGTAGCACGTTGTGGTTTTGTATCAGTATCTTCGTCTACTGTGCTCTTGGCTTTGATCTGTGCCATGATACTGCCGGTCTGTGGCTTCAAACTGCCCGGAGTACCCTGTGCTTCTTCACCTGGATCTGTGATACGCAAACACTCTAGGTCAAAGTCCAAGTCTACTTTCTGTCCTACACCGCTTGAACTACGAGTTTTCATCAACTGTATCTGATACCTACCACGCTCACGCATTGCACGACTTGTAAAGATACCAAACACGTTGTCAGCAGTATTGATCTTACTGATACCACCACTGATGTGACTATGGTCAAATTCAATTTCTTCCACTGCACTACGATTCAACTGACTTGCAGTTACCATTAAGATGTTAAACTCCTTAGCCAAGTTTCTAAGTTCTTCCGATACATACTTGTCCTTAACAAACAAATCATTGGGCGACACTTTGGCACTGACTGGCATGACCAAATCTAAGTAGTCTACCATGATAAAGTCTGTTCGCTGTCCTGTCTGCACTTCCAGTTCTTTTAGGTAAGCACGTATTTGATTTACGTTGCTCTGTGCTGGCATGTACTTGATACGCATTTTACCAGACTTCTTGCCCACCATCTTTAGTTTAATTTCGATAGTGTCTAAGTCTCGGAAAATCTCCTTAGTACTGACATTTGCTACCATACTATCCATACGCATAGCACACAGTTCTTCACTAAGTTCCAGTGTTAAGAACACACCGTTCAGTCCCTGTGTGATCCAGTTAATAGCAATGTTCTGCATAAACAACGATTTACCACTACCCGAGCCACCTGCAAAGATGTTGAGTTCGCCTCGATTCATACCACCAAACAAACGTTTGTCCATTGTGGGCCAGCCAGTGCTTACCTGTCCGTTGTTGCTTTTGATCTTCATTAACCTGGCTCTGGGATCTTCAAAATAGTCTGTGCCCATGTCCTTGGTCAGACTGATCTGCACTGCGTCTTTGATGATTTTTTCTACTGGATCATAGTCACCTTTTTCCAGCATGTCCGCACATTTAAGAATTGCTCGCTCCAGTTCCTGTTTGCGAGTAAATCCTTCAAACTCTGTCATAAACCAATCATAATGATTGTCCTGCAAGTCTGGTACTGGTCGTAACTGTACCTGTGTCACTGCTTCGACCTGCTCAGCAGTGGGCATGGCGTTATGGTCTTTGACGTGTTCGCTGATAAACTTGGCAGCACTGCGTAGTGTTCTGTCAAAGTTTTCAAAGTTATAAATGTTCTGCACCCTCAAATAACTTTCAGGATTTTGCATGACCATTTCTAAAAATAGTTTCTGTAGTTCTGGTGTATACTCTTTGCTCATTGACGACTCATTATTTTTATTTTAAGATTGTTTGTCTGTTTGTTATTTAATATGTCTTTTAACACATACAGTTTTCCATACTTGGCAACTGCTTCACTGATGTCTTTGGCCTGTTCTCTCCATAAGGGAAAACTTACCGCCCATCCATACTCTACAGCTCTGTCTATGAGTTTGCTGCCTGCAGAGTCCCAGTCTGGTACAACGATTATGTCTCTACCTAAACTTTCAATCAGTTCTGCCTGTGTCTCTGTGATGTCTGCGCCCAACACTGCCACACCATCTATGGCTAGTGCATCAAACACGCCTTCACAGACTATGACAAACTTGTTGTCGTACAGTTGTTGGTCCAAGTTAAACACAAAGTTGCTGGGATGGTCACTGTGGTACTTGGGTTTTATACCGCTGTTAAGTGCTCTAGCAGTCCAGCCCACAATTTTTCTTTTATAGTAAAACGGCACTATGACTCTATGGCCGAGTTTGTGTTCTACTGCCGGAGTCCAGTAAAACTCATAGCGTTGCATGTCTATGTTTCTACTGTGTACATAGGCCACACTGTCTTTGTAGGCTGTGGGCACATCACGCCACTCATTGAGTTCATAAAAGTCTGCTAGGGCCATAAAACTTTTGGCTTCACTGGGCAACTGTCTGGCTTCAAATTCTATGTCTATGGGTTCGGGCTCTTGGCTCTCTGGCTGCACCAAGTCTTTGACTCTCAGTGCTTCAATGACCAAACGGTTTACTTCTGCATCATCAGCGCCCAACCATTTGAGCCAACGTCGGAATTTGAATCCCAAAGGCGCTCCTGGCTTGTAGCCAGTTTTGAACTGACAGTTAAAGCAGTGATAACTGACTGCACCATCGGGCTGTGTCATTACACCACCACGTTGACGTGTGTCTGCTGATTCACCTCTGTGACTGCAACAGACCGCGTTGAAACTTAACCAACCACTTTGGCTACGACGTCGTTTCGGAGGTAGTAAACCGAGGACTGCGTCTTGTACAGTATTAAACATTAATTGTAATTATACAGCAAAAACCGTGAATAGTCAATTAGTCTGCTATCCAAACTATGGCACCAGCAATTTGACTAATTGACTGTGCAGATCGCACTGCCACCGACACAAAATCTCCAGCAGCCACAGTGATTCTATATGGTTCCAAATTGTATTGTTGATATCCATTAATGCCAGCAACAAAACTGGCTACTGGTGTGTTGTTGGTGGTGGTAAATGTGCCTGTTGTGGTACTGACTGTGGGAATGGCTTCCGGCAGTTCTATGTAAGTCTGTGTGCCTGTGGCCAAATTGGCATTTAGAAATAACAATATTTCTATAGGGTCGTTGCCTTGGTGTGCAACCGAAACATCCTGTATAATGATTTCTCTGGTGTTAATGATTTCATTGTCAGTGATTGGGTTGCGAATTGAAAACAGTTGATGTATAGTGCCGCTGGATAAACTGCTTTTTGAGTTACTGAAACTTCTGGTATAGTCGTTTTTGGTAGTAAAGCCTTCGTTGAAACAGCCCATGGAAGCACCACGCACCCAAGCCGATTCTGAGCCGCCAATGTTGTAGGCCACATAGCCTATTTTATAATTGGGATTATGACTCCAGGGTAAAGTGTTTTCATTGCTCCAACTGATTTCATGAAATGGCATTATGCCACCGGTCAGACTGTTTTCAATGCTGAATCTTATTCTGCCTGCGCCAAGCCATCTAAAATCAATTTGGAACACATTGAGTTTTGTTGTATCAATGGTCATACCACTGGGCCCGGTGCCGTCCAAACTATCTAGGCTAAAATCACTTTGATAAATCCAGTTTTCTGTGCCCACAACTCCGGCTTCTAGTTGACTGAACGTGCCTGTGCTTGTGCCTGTGGAAGAATAACTGTAAGTGCCGGCTAAAGGACCGGTAGCCTCACTTAAAAACACTACCTTAGCACTTTTGGATTCTACGATCCAGCCAGTGGCCACACCGTCTAATTCTCTAGCAATACGTGCTGCTGTTTGAATTGCGGTTTCACCATTGACCAATGTGACGTTATAGGCCACACTGTTTACGGTCACAGTGGCTGTACCA